CCAGCTGCTCCAATTGAGCCAGCCCCGGTAATGCAATCACAAGATGCTTCTGCTAAGTTAGTTGATGCTCTAAAAGAATTAATGGTTGGTAAGTTTGAGGCTTCTAACAAGGAAATTGAAAGCTTAAAAAATATTGTTTCAGAGCAATCAAAAGCTTTAGAATCATTTAAAACATTCTTTACTGAATTAATCGAAACACCAACGGCTGCCCCGATTAAAACAGCAGAGTTTAAAACAAAAAAAAGTAAAGCACTATCATATATTAACTAAAAAAAAATAAAACAATGGCATATTCACTTAGCTTACCAGCGTACACAGAGCAAGACGCTAAAAAATTAATCTACAAAGTAATTGCTCATGATGATATGAGTAAGTACATGAATGTTCAAACTGGAATTAAAACAGCTGAAACGATTAACATCATTTCAACTGAAGCTGTTTGGCAAGGTAAAACAAGCTGTAACCCTGTAGCGTCAGGCGATTCGGCCATGAGCCAAAGAACATTAACAGTAGGAAGCATTAGCTTAATACTAGAATGGTGCGAAGAGCAACTAGAAGCATACTATACACAAAAAGCTATGGTTGCAGGTTCTACTTATGACATGTTAACATTCCGTAATGACATCGTTGATGATGTTGTTCAGAAATTCTTAAAGCGTAAAGCAGTAGCAATCTGGCAAGGTGACTTAACATCAGGTTCAGCTTACTTAAATAAGTTTGACGGACTATGTGTTATCATTGCAGGAGCTTCTCCAGTAGTAGCAACTCCAATAGCATGGTCGGTAGCTAACTCACGTACAGCTGTTCAGAACTTAATGGATTCAATGACTAATGACATGTTAGCAGATTCAAACTTTAAAATATTCATGGGGCTTGCTGAGGCTCGTGATTATCGCAGAAAGTTAGGCGTTGATAATCTTTATCATTTGACTGGTTCAGATGCTAAGTTATACGCTGAGAATTCTGACATTGAAATTATACCTGTAGTTGGTTTATCAGGAACTAAGAAAGTTTATGGTATCTCTACAAACAACATGTACCTAGGTACTGACTTGAATAACGAAGAGGAACGTATGGACTTCAAAGTTTTAGAAAACGAGAAGATTCGTTTGACTATCAAAACTAAATACGGTGTTCAAATCGCATTCGGAGATCAAATAGTATCACAAATCAATACATAATGAGTAGGGGTTTAATACCCCTCTCTTTTTTTATAACTATTAAATTAATAAAAAATGAGCTGTCCGATACAATCAGGAATAACAAAAGCATGCCGTGATGCTCGTGGAGGTTTAACGACTATATATGTAACTGAATGGAGTAACATCTCTCAATCAACTATTACTTCAGCTTCTGGCATCATTACAAATGTAGCTACATTCTTAACTACAGGGAAGAAGTTTTGGACTTTAGAAGTTGAGATGAACACGGCTAATGAACTTGAAAATATAGTGCCAAGCAGAACAGCAGGAACTACTTTCTATGAGCCTAACTTAACTTATTATATACCTAAGAAGCAGGCGAGCATAGCTCAATGGGTTATGATTTTAGCACAAAACGATTTAGCCTATATGGTAAAAGATAAGAATGGTGCATATAGATTATTAGGGCAACAGTTCGGTATGAGCATGGAGCCAAGTACTGCGCCATCAGGAACATTAATGGGCGATCAAAACGGTTACTTGTTAGTATTCAAAGGCGGAGAAACCTACCTAGCAAACGAAGTGCCAAGCAATCTTATCACAGCCTTAACTACTGCAGCATAAAATACTTTGTTCATAAAGTAAAACCCTAGGCCCGTAAGCTTAGGGTTTTTTTATTTATATACAATATTTCAATACAAATTGTTATTATAAGATATGTTATTGTTTAGTTCAGGGTCTAATACATTTGATATCGTGGTTGAAGAAAAGCGGACTATTGCCAGTGCAAAGTACCTATTTATATTCACGAACGATTTAACGGGTAAAAAAGTAGCTTGCACTTCAACTGAAGTAACCGTTGATGGCATCCGGTCGCAGTTCACTATAACTGTTCAGGGTACACCTACACCGTTATCTGCTCAAATTTATTTATATAACTTAGGATTTTATAAATACTTTGTTTATGAAAGAACAGCGGTACAGATAGCTGCATTTAATTACGCTACAGTTGATGCTTTAGACCTTAGAACATTAACCGGGTTAGTCGATAACGGCAAGCTTAAGTTTACAGCAACAGCAACAGTTGATGCTTATTACAAAGACGTTCAACCGTCTGTTAAAAACTACATAATTTAATGGAAGAAAGTAAAGACAATATTAATAATAGATTAGTAAGGGTTGACTTTGAGTGTAATTCAGTACCTAGATTTTCTAAACCAGCTGGCAAGAAGTATATCTCATGGGGCCAACAAAATGCATACCCTAATTTCTTACTTGATTTATACAAGCGAGATGCTATACATGGCTCTATTGTTAAGGCGAAGTCTGAATACGTTTACGGTAAAGGTTTGACTTATAATAAGGACGAACTAACAATTTTAGAGCAAGCACAATACCAGCAGTTCTTAAGTAGCGCAAATGATACTGAAGATTGGAACGATATCTTTAGAAAGAATTGTGAACCAATGGAATTAATGAATGGCATTGCATTAGAGGTGGTTTGGAAATTGAACGGCAAGTGCGATGTATTTAGTTTTAATCCGGGTTTTTTTAGAACGAACGAGGACGGCTCTAAATATTACTATTGCGAAAATTGGGTAAATGAGAATGGTGAAGAGAACCCTAGCCCCGACAAAGACGCATCATGGAGAGAGTTTAATAAGTTTAATCCTAGCAAGCGCAAAGGCTCACAGATACTATTCTATAAAGCACCATTTGAAAGCTTAATACTACACGGCAAGTTGTATCCTGAGCCAAACTACATTCAATGTATTCAGGATGTTGAAACGAACATCGAGATAACAAACTTCCATTATAACCACATGAAGAACGGAATGTTTGGCGCAGCCATGATGACATTCTTTAATGGCGAGCCAACGCCAGAGGAGGTTAAGAAGTTTGTAAAGAAATTTAAAGCCACTTATAATGGAACTAATAACACGGGAAATACTTTACTTTACTTTGCTGATAAGGGAGCTACTGCACCTGACCATAAGCCGTTAAGCCAACCTGACTTAGATAAGATGTTTGAAGTAGTAGGCAAAAGATTACAGCAAAACATTTTCACAGGCCATCGCTTCGACCCTATTTTGGGCGGCATCATGCAAGAGGGTCAGCTAGGTGGGGCGAAAGAAATATTAGAAAAATACGATAAGTTTATTAAGACTTATATTCAATATAGGCAAGAGCTTCATTTGAATGTTATCAAATTAATAGGCGAGGTAAACGGGGTTGATTTATCACAGCTGGAAGTAAAACAGACTAGTCCTATAATGGAAACGTTGCCAACAGATCCGAGTATATTATCGTTGTTTCCACAGGATGTTTTGCAGAAATATTACGCTAAAAAATACGGGATTGAAACGGACGATAAAGAGATTGAAGTTTCTGAAATGGCATCATTACCAGTTAACGATAACATTAAGAAGTTAACTGGCCGTGAATACCAAAGATTACAAAGCTTAATCGCGAAGTATAAGAGTGGGAAAGCGACATATGAAGAGGTGGCCCACTTTATTAAGGGCTATGGATTAGGACAAGATTATGTTGATATTGTTTTGGGTGCTAAGAAGTTTAGCTCACACATTAACATCATATCCCTATTTGAAGCTGCTGCAATAGACGATAATGCAGAAGACGAGATTATACATGAAGAGTTTGTTGGTGGCAATGTATTTGCTTTAAACTCACAATTTAATGCTGCTCGGAAATTCGCTGCCGATATTAATAGTCAAGTATTAGAAGTATTAAAAGGTGACCCTACTTTAACGCCTGAAAAGATAGCGAAGCAGTTAGGCATCACACCTGAAGAGGCAAGTACTATTATTGATTCCCTAACCATTGCAGGATTAATTGTATTAGCCGAGGGTTTAATATCGGTTACGCCATTAGGGATAGATACCAAGTCAGTTAATGTTGAATACGAAACTTATACAGTTTATTCTTATGCGACTAGACCGGACGTTCCAAAGGTTGAGAGTTCATCGCGTCCGTTCTGCACTAGCTTAATGGCAATGTCCTCAAGTGGGAAGCGATGGACTAAAGATGCAATAGATAATATATCTAATTCATCGGGAGAAGATGCTTGGACTTATAGAGGTGGGTTTTATACTAATCCGAACACACAGGAAACTACACCTTATTGCAGGCATTGTTGGAAATCAATTACTAAAGTAAGAAAGAAACAATGAGCAACTTAATTATAACAGAAAACTATCTTAAAGAGGGTAGCGTAATTAATGGCAATGCCGACATGAAGATTATCACACCGACCATTCTTTTATGTCAGGATAAATATATTAAAACAATGCTAGGTACAGACTTGTTCAATCAAATATTAAGTCAAATAGATTCAAGCACACCCGGAACGAATGACCAAGTATCTGCATTGAATGTTACCCTATTAGATAGCTATATCCTGCCTGCCTTGATGTGGTACACTCTTTGCGAATGTACGCCTGTATTCAAGTATCGTTATGCTAACAAGGGTGTAATGGTTAAGAATTCAGAGAACAGCCAACCAGCTGACCTTAACGAGATTCAATGGTTAATGGATAAGTGGCGCAATAACGCTGAATGGTATGCTGAACAAGGCACTAAGTACTTAAATTATGAAGCGGCTAGTTATCCTTTATACCTTGCTAATACAGAATGTTATAAGATAACGCCAAATAAAACCAATTTTACAACTGGATTGTTTTTAAAGGATTAATGGGTACAAAGAAAAAATACATTAAGCTAGTGATGGCTTTAGAAGAGAAAACAAAAGATGTTAAGCTTAAATCAATTAGTACAACTATTCGAGGACAAAAAAAACAACCACGCTCAGTTAAGTAGCGGAACGTTTTATTTTGGTGACCCTTGGGAGTTTGGAAATAACTCTACAATAACCTACCCATTCATGGGTGTTGTATTGAATAACTCTAATTTAAATGGGGTTACATTAACTACTTCGTTCCAAATATTCTTCTGCGATTTAGTCAATAAAGACGAGAGTAATGAAGACAACGTATTAAGCAATCTTCAACAAGTTGCTTTGGATATTTATTCACAGATTAAATACGACTTAGAAAATTATTACGATTCACAGATTAACGGCTCAGCTACATTAAACGACTTTACAGAAAGATTTGATGATGAGGTAAGCGGATGGGAAGTGACATTAAATGTAGAACAGTTTTACGACCATTCAACTTGCAATTTACCGGATAGCAATGTAGGGTCTGGTAAGGTATTAATAATAGATCAGGACGGTAACACAATAGCAACATTGAATCCTAATAGTACTTACACGGTAACTCAATTAACAACAATATTACAGGATTTAAGTAATACACCACCAACAACAATTATACAAGACTTAACATAATGGCGATAGTAAATTCAGAGATTCGTTTTGCACCACAATTAACAGCGTGGTTTACAGCTAACCCAACAAAGGTTTTGCAGGATGGCGAGGTCGTGTATTGCAGCGATGGTGCTAATGTAGGCAAGTATGTTATAGGCGATAATGTGGCCCAACTTAGTACGCTAACATTTTATGGCGGTGTAAGTTCATCCGGCCTAACCATAGGAACAACGACAATAACAGGTGGTACAAATACAAAGGTACTATATAACAATAACGGTGTTGTTGGTGAGTATGCTTTATTAGGAACTGGAAATGTTGTAATGGATTCAACATTGAGTTCTTACTTAACAACATCGGCAGCCGCTTTAGCATATCAACCTTTAGATTCAGATTTGACTTCATGGTCAAGCGTAACTCGCGCAAGTGGATTTGATACGTTTGTTGCTACTCCAAGTAGTGCTAATTTA